AGTAGTGTACTCCACTTGAATACTTTGAGAATATATTGAAATAAACCCCTATAGAAGGAATACCTGGTTGATATGGGAGATTTGGTTTTCTATGATGTCGCATCCACAGGTGCAAATGGATTTGATCCAGATGCAGGGTTTGTGGCATTTATGGCTGACCACGGAGAGTCTATCAATCTGTCAGCCGTTAGGATCTTCTTCCTTAATGCAGCAAAAGCCAAAGCTGCTCTCGCTCGTAAACCGGAGCGGAAAGCTACTCCTAAGTTTGGAGAGTGGCAGGTGGAGATCGTCAATAATCATTTTTCTGGAAACAGGAACAACCCAATTGGTAACAACGATCTTACCATCCATAGGCTTTCAGGATATCTAGCCAGATGGGTTCTTGAGCATTTTAACTCAGATGATGACGAGTCTCAGAGAGAACTCATAAGGAGCACCATCATAAATCCAATTGCAGAATCCAATGGAATTCATTGGAACAATGGCCCAGAAATTTATCTTTCGTTCTTCCCAGGGACCGAAATGTTCCTAGAAATTTTCAAGTTCTACCCGTTAACCATCGGGATTTACAGAGTCAAACATGGTATGATGGATCCCCAGTACTTGAAGAAGGCTCTCAGGCAACGCTATGGCACCTTGACTGCAGAGAAGTGGATGGCGCAGAAGACAGTGCTCATTGCTAAGAGCTTGAAGGATGTCGAGCAGCTCAAATGGGGAAGAGGAGGACTTAGTGATGCTGCAAGAACCTTCTTGATCAAATTTGGTGTAAAGTTGCCATAAACAAAAATAGCAATGGCATTTCAGTAATATTTGATATATAAATTGGTAAATTTTAAATTTTAAAATTGGTTCAAATTCATTTTTATAATTGGCTTCTAAAAGGTCTTATGACCATAAACATAGCAGCACAATGGGTGGGTGGTAGGGGACAGCAACTTAATAGATCTCAGGTCATTGATTTAGTTAAATGTATTCAGTGGAGCACACTACT